TGCCGACGAGACTCAAGTAGTGATCAAAGATCTGGCATTCACTCCGGATGTTAAGGCTCCACTCTACAACCGTGAGCTTAAAGATCAGTTGGGTCGCGGCAGTGTTCGATTCAGCCCCATAGATGCCGGTAACGTTCACGACAACTATGAGAAAGCGCAGTATCAGAATCTACGCTATAGGAATCTGTTTAGCTTTGGGCTTGACGCGCAAATGATTGATACCACTGATGTGCAGCTGGGAGAACGTCTAACACTCGCCCTACAGAACGAAGAGACTGGGCAAGACACCCCGAACAGCGGAGTCTACACAGTAACCGGGCATGCCATCTACACACAGGGCGCCAACTACGCAGAGAAAGTTGGACTGACTCGACATGGAACCAACGAGGCTTCAGCATGAGCATGAATTCAGTAAATGATCGCCTAGCAGAAGCCGAAAGCGACTTGAAGTACGATGGTTACACGATAGGCTTCGTAACGGAAAACGCGGACCCTGAGGGACTGGGTCGCATCAAAATCAAGATCCCCAATCTACTGGATACCGACCAAGGTCCAGTGCCTTGGTGCCTACCGACGCGCAAGTCTCCATTTGGTCAAGGTCCGGGCTACGGCGTATATGGATCACCAAAAGTTGGCTCACCCGTGCGCGTGACTTTTCAAAACGGTGATCCACAATACCCAGTGTACGAAGCCGACGAGTACCTGAAGGCGGACGCCAATCCGAAGTTCAAGGAACCCGACACTTGGGGATACAAAGACCCTGCTGGTAACGAGTTGTTCGTCAACATGACGACTGGTGCATGGGAGTTCACCCACCAGTCTGGAACCACTCTGAAATACAATGGAGAGGGTTCTGAAGACCTTCACGTTATCAAGGATAGAACTATTGTTGTGGGTGGTAACGAGACCAAGCACATAGTAGGAGACTCGACAACTAATATCGACAGCAACGAGAATCGGACAACTAAAGGATCGCTGAATTTCATTGTTGAAGGGGATGCCACTATAGAAGTGCAGGGTTCTTTGACTGCTACTATTGGAGGTACCGCGGACATCGAGGCCTCCGGAGCTATGAACCTCAGCGGCAATCCAATCAATCTAAACTAAGGAGGACTTATGGCCGCAGCGGCCCGATTGAACGATCCGTCTTCTCACGGCGGTAAAATCATCAGTGCTTCCTCCAACTTGAGAGCTAACGGGATAGCAGTAGCACGCCAAGGCGATATGCACCAGTGTCCAATCTCAGGGCATGGCACAACTCCATTGACCGCCATTACAACTAAGACCAGAAATGGTCAGTTGCTGATTACTGTGGGCGCTACTGCAGGGTGCGGAGCTGTGATTAACAGTGGTAGTCCCAACGTCAACGCGGAGTAGAAGATGAATCCAACTCCCTATCAATTGAGCTTGAACGGAGCTTCGTGGATCGACGTCAATACGTTGGTGACTTTAAACAATCTCCCAGATCGACTGCCAGACGAGTTGAGCATAGTACACGCCTCTCTGGTGAATCTCTTCAGCTGTAGTATCGGTGAACGCGGCAAAATCTTTCAACCAGAGTATGGTTCAGAGTGGCGTGAATTCCTACAGGAGCCTATAGACGAGGTTACTGCAGCTAAGATGCGGATCGCCATGATTCAAGCAATTGCTCGCTGGGAACCTCGGCTGGAGCTGGACACCGCACAATCATCGATCACTCCGGATTACAATCTACCGGGATATATAGTGCGCGTCGTGGGCACTACACTACTCACCAAGCAGATACTCGACATTCGCTGGCAAGCGCCTGCACAAGTATAAGGAATATCATGGCTCAAGAGCTTTCAATCCCCAGCACAGCTGTTGACTTTGGGGACTTCGTACAAGCATTCACCGACTACCTGAGTGTGAATCCTGTTTGGATGGGACAGCTAACAACTCAGACTTCGCAGACTATGATAGAACTGGTCTCCGCAGTAGGTACTTTCATGGAGGGCCGCAACATCCGTACAGCTGAGGATGCCTTTGCGGAGACAGCACAGTCGGAGGACGCCATTCGGTCTATTACGCAGATGCAGGGTCTGCGCATGACCCGTAAGCTGCCGGCAGCACTGACCGCGAACGTTACGTCCCAAACGAACCAAACACTGCAGCCGATGACGCAGTTCATGATCGCCGGCCAGTACTACTTCAACCGCGAACAGCTGTTCTTCCAAGCTAATGTTCAGCGCCCCGTCGATTTGTACCAAGGCAAGGTCTTGGCTTTCGCTATGAACGGCTTGGGCTCTCCCCGTCAAACCTTCTTGAGCGATGAGGATGCCTTCCTTGTATCTGATCGTGATGTACGGGTCTACATCAACAGTGCTCTTATCGATAAGAGCTTCGGCACTCTGTGGAACTACAGGGGCCTTCCAGCGTACGCTGACCTAACGACTTCGGATGGACGCCTTCTAGTTGTCTTTGGTTCCGAGCAGTATGGCTACACACCTCTCGTATCTGATACCGTAGTGATTCAGTACGCAGTAACCAATGGAGCTGACGGTTCCACTACGAGTACAGTAGGAAAACCTGTTACCGTTGACAATCATCCAGAGATCGTGGGCTCTGCCACTTCGAACCCGACTGGTGGTGGTGACGAACAGCCGATTCAAACCTACAAGAATCTGAGCAGCGGTGCCTTCGGTACCTATAGCTCCGCAGTAACGAAATCTCAGTATCTGGCAACTGCAGGAACCTATCCGGGCATCATCGACTCCTTCGTGCAAGCACAGCGTGACATCAATCCGATGGCACTCGAGTGGATGAACGTCATGCGGATCACCGGACTGACGACAACTGTATGGACACAGCAGCAGAAGCAGGACTATATAGACTACCTGCAGACTGTGACCATGTACGCAGTACGCTTCGTCTGGCAGGACCCGATTCCAATCTATCGCGACGTTGAAGTCACTGTGTGGTGCTTTAACAGTGCGATCTTGACCAAAGTACAAGCTGATTGCGAGCTTGCGATCATGCAGTTGTTTGCTGCACGGCCCGGTCTTCTGATGACTAACTTCTACGCCTATGATCTGGAGAATGCTTGTCGTATCGCTGGTAAGGGTGCAGTGTCATACGTTACCGTGCAATCTCCCACGGACCCCATGATCGTGACTTCGCCACCGTCTCCTAGTACTAAATACGAGATCATCACGGGTGCTGGTGTACTGACGCCTCTGATGTATGCGTATGGAGTCTCAGTGGTGAACATGGAGGGCGAGGAAGGTCCGCCAGCTCGTTGGGTATTCCCGCAGATCACGAAGGCTATGGGTAACATCAACTCGGTGAAGCTGACGTGGCTGCCACTCAAAGACGTGCAGAAGTACAGGGTGTATGGCCGTAAGAGTGGCACTATCGGGCTCTTGGGTGAAGTTCTGCCAACTGATCCTCTGGAGTTCTTGGATGACGGCACAATCGTTCCCGACGTAGCACCTCCCGGAACTCAAGACTATCCGATCCGCTACAATGCTCTGAACTCGTTGATAGTGAACGTGGACTTCGCTGAACGTCAACAACGTATTCAAGACACACCAACTAGGATGGCCTAATGGAATCCTCCAAAGAAAAGAAGCGGCTCGGTATAAAGACGCCGCGTTCCACTCTGCTTCCACCGTACCTTGCGTCGAATCCGTATTTCGTTGCCTACACAGATGCAATGGATGCAGTGTACGGACAGACCGCCGATGCAGAGCTGGACACGCTCTCACAGATCAGGAATATGTGGGCGCAGAACCCGGACACTGAAGTCCACGTGGACACCGGCCAACTGATTCCGCGTGATGCGTGGTCTTCGTTTAGTCGAGACCTTATCGTAAAGGTCGTGAATCAGTTGGGACTCAAGTTGCAGACTGCAGGCATTGTCTCTGACGATGCTTATCAAACGATCTCCAGATTCGTTGGTCTCTATTGGTTTGGCAAGGGCACAGATAAGTTCATGGAGTTTATGAACTATTGCTTGAGCTCGGATTTCAGGGTCTTCAATATGTGGACTGAAGACTACGAACAGTTCTACAATGAGGGTGAACCTGAGATTGGTACTCCGATTTGGGAAGGAGGCACCTGGTACCCGACTACACACGTAACGATCGTAGCCAAGGGTGGACTGAAGGGCATTGATATCCTCACGCTACAGCAGTTCTTTTACGAGATCGCAAATTTCAATCTAGTGCTGAGAGCTATCGACGCGAATTTCGATATGTGGATCGTGCCGGATAATGAGTATAGTAAGAGTGTACCCATTGCCGACATCGTCGCTATAGCACTGTATAACGATTGGCAGGTCGTACTCTCGAACTTCAAGAATCGTGGTGCGCCTCCACCACCAATGCACGAGTCGGAACAACTTCCGTCTACTTACTACGCTATGGGTAGTGTACCTGCGAACTTCAATACTGCTTTCCTCTTGGCAGAACCCTCAGGCTGGATGTGGATTGACGATGCACAGACGATGCGCATGCCAGTCTACAGTCGTACTGCGCAGGCGATTACCAATCAAGCCGACATCGGTGTCAAACTCTACGGAGATCCAGTAGCCGGTCAACACAATCTGCTGTATGGACCAATCGAATGGC